TAACCAGCTTTTGTTCGGGCGCTCATATGCCTTGATCGATTTGCCGCGCGCCGATCCATCGCAGATTTCATCGCGAGCCGATGAGATTGATGCTGGGATCGAGCCGTATCTCACGATCTGGGACCCGCGCACTGTCATCAACTGGCAGGTCGATGACGCGAATAACTTCAACTGGATCGTGATGAAATCCGAGCGCCAAGTACAGGAAGATCCGCTCTCAAAGCCCCAGACCGAATGTTATTGGCACATCTTTGACCGGCAGAACTACTACACCTATCGGCACATCCAATCCGCCGACGATGTGGTTTTGTCGACGGATACTCACGCCGACACAAAAGCAATCGCAACCCTGATCGATAGCGGCCCTCACGCATTCGCCGCCTATGATCGCGTGCCGGTTCGCTGCCTTCGGGTGGCGGATACCCTGTGGCTGGGGAATCGGGCATATTTGCAACTCCTGGATCACCTCGATACCGAGAACACCTATTCCTGGAAGCTCTTCATGGCGAATTTGCCGATCCTTGTGCTCAAGGGCGAACCGAACATGACGGGGCTATCGGTGTCCGAGGCCGCCTGGCTGCACCTCAAGGACGAAAAGGCCAGTATTGAGTGGCTGGAGCCCGACGGGAAAAGTTTTGAGGAATCGCGGCTGCGACTGCAATACCTGCGAGAAGAAATCTATCGCGGCTTCTACTTGCAGGCGCAGGGTCGGTCGAGTTCGGCTACCGGCGCGGCGGCGTCCGGATATTCCAAGGAACTGGATATGGCTCCGTCGGCGGATGTGCTCAATATGTTCGGCGCAAAGCACCGGGCAGACATGCAGCTCCTGCTCTCCGACGTGGCCCTGGTGCGCGGCGACAAAGATCTCAAACCCGATGTCGGCTGGCAGAAATTCGACGACAAGCCAACGATGGCAGCTATCTCGGTAGCCCAGGCCGTGCAGGATCTGGGCATCGAAAATCCAATCTTCGAACGCGAGCTCGACAAGCGCGTAATTTCTTCGGCGCTCGATGACGCAAACGAAGAAACAAAGGCCGAAGCTCTGAAATTCGTGGACGACAATCCGAGCCGGTCCGAGAAGAAAACGGCAGATCAGCAAATGCAGCAGCAGGCGTTCGCGAAGTCGTTCCAGCGCGAGGATGTGCGCGGAATCCTCACTGATGAGGCGGAAGCCGCATAGATTTTTGTAGTCCCGCTGCCCGGAGCGGCAAAAACCGGGGAATACTGGCCGCGCAGTTCCACGCGGGGAAAGACGAATAATTTCATGCTCAATTTTCATTTGCGCAATGTGCTGCGCGATCCCGATCCGGGAAACGGGGGTGGAGATTCTGCCACCTTCGATCCGGCCGCATTCAAGGTCGAATTGCTGGGCGAGTTTAACAGGGCGCTGAACGGCGCGCTCAAGGGGCTGAAGACCGATATCCAGAAATGGGTGACGTCCGCATTCCCGAAGCCGCCCGATCCGGACCCTAACGCTCCGCCTCCCGATCCCGACCTCGAAGTAAAGCCAAAACCCGGAGATGCGCCGCCGGTAGATCCTGCGCTGAATGCTCGCCTGCAAAAGGCCGAGCGAGCAGCGAAGGAATCCGACGAACGAATCAAGCGGATCGAGGCCGAGCGGGACGCAGAAAAAGCGGCGAATCTCGAAACGCAGAGAAAATCCGCGATCACCGAGGCGATGGCGTCCATTCCATTCCGGGATGAGGCTTCCCGGCAACTTTTCTATAAGGGAATCCAGGGCGACATCGTGCGGGATGAAGACGGCAATCTGATCGGCAATTCGGAAAACGGACCTCTGCCGCTGAAGGATTTTATCAAGGCGCAAGCCGATTCGCTCCAGAATCTCCTCGCTCCAAAAGGCGGGGGCGGGTCTGGCGCGCGGCCCGGTTCGTCATCCGGCGGCGGTCGCAACTATTCCAACGATGATCTGAAACCGGAAAATTGGGCAAAACTCAAACCCGAAGAACAATCCCAGGTCCGCGCGGGACTTGCGGAGGCAATGGCAAGAGCGCAGCGCGGCGAGTAGCCGCCAATCACAGTTAAGGAGTAATTTCAAATGCCGAATACATTTACCTCCGGCAACGCCGCCGCGGCAGTCGTCAAACTCGTGGCCGCAGAGGCCGTGGCTCCCCTCATGGGAAACCTGGTGATGGGGAACCTAGTCAATCGCGACTATGAACCGGTGATCGCACAGGCGGGCGACGTCGTAAACGTGCCGATCCCCCCGGTATTCGTCGCCAACAATGTGCTTGAGAGCGGCTCTGTCACTCCGCAGAATCCGAATCTGGGGAATGCGCAAATCGTCCTCAACACTCACGCCGAGGCCACCTTCAATATCCCGGATGTCACAAAGGCGCTGGTTGTGCCGGACCTCATCCAGACGCTGATGAAGCCAGCGCTCATCGCCGCTGCGACCAAAATCGAAACCGACCTGCTGAACCTGTATTCGAACTTCACGGCGAATACTCCGGTCGGCGGAGCATCTGCGCTCGATGAGGCGCGCGTGGACAATGGCGAGCGCGCATTGTTCGATGCGCTCGTGCCTGCTGCGGAACGAAAGTTCCTGGTGTTATCTTCGACTGCTTACAGCGCGGCGCGGCAAATCCCGCGATTCTCCGACTACCAGAGCGTGGGCGATCCGTCCGTGTCGCTCGCGGCCATCGCTTCCGGCGAGGTGGGGAGGCTCAAGAATTTCCTGGTTTTCCGCTCGCAATATGTGCCGAAGCCGTCTTCGACGACCTATAATCTGGCCTTCGCCAAAGACGCGATCGGGCTCGTTATTCGGCGGCTGCCGCTGCCGCTGCCGGGCACCGGGGCCATCGGCGAATACGCCGAGCTTGGCAATTTTGGAGCGCGGATTATCATGTCCTACCAGCCGAACACGCTCTCGCAGCAATTCACGGTAGACGTGTTCTATGGATGCTCCGTGCTCCGCAACAACTTCGCAGTTCAGGTCCAGACCAATTAGGAGCGACCACCGAATGATTGATGTGCAGACTTATTGGAACGCGGTGAAGGCCGAGCGAGCGAAGATCGCTGAGCCGGTTGTATTCATCACGTCCATCGCCAATCGTTTCGACCACACTTCTCACGGCGGCATGGTCTCCGAGGCATCGGCCGATCACGCCGCGCGCCGTATTGTCGAGGGCTCACACCGGTTCTCGACAGCCGAAGAAATCGAGACTTTCAAGACGGAGCAATCCGCTCGCGAGGCAGCATGCCTCATCGAAGAGGAAAAGCGCAAGGAGAAAACCGTCTTGAAGTTTTCGGCGGAACAATTTACTCAGATGATCGGAGCGCCGGTCGAAAAACAACGAAGAATAAAGGAGAACTAAGCCAATGGCAACCAATACCGATATCACCACCGGCGTGCAAACTGTTTCGGCGACCGGAGCCGTAACTCCGACGACCGGCCTCGACATCTCCGGAATTTCTGGCGATTTCACGATCTTTCTCGAAGTAACCGGGATGACCGCAGGGAAGACGGCCAGAATCCAGTTCGAGGATTCGGTCAACGCCTTCACCGCCAGCGTTCCGGTCGCGGTAATCAATGTCACCGGGGCCCTCACGTCCGCCGCGTCCCAAGTCTTCGACATCCGGAAATATCAGCTTCCGAATAATCGATTCGGCGTGACTTCCGCCGTACTCCGCGTAAACGTCACTGCCATCGATTCTGGCTCGTCGCTCTCGCTTCACGCCTGGGTAGCACAGTAAAAAGCGTTTTCACCTCGCCCCGCATGCGCGGCTCAGCTTCCTGTCTGGGCCGCGCACTTCCCTCCTCCGACATTTGCTCTGGACACCAAATCATGCTGATTACAGACTGCGATTATGTCGCCAAGTCGGATCTACTCGCGGTCGATCCAGAGATTGAGTCGATCTCCAAAGCCAACGCCATTATGGTTGACGGCCCGAATTCAATTATCCGCAAGGGAATTGAGGAAATCGGCATTACGCTCACGGCGAGATTCCAGAATTTCAGCGGATACCTGATCGGACTGGGGGTCTCCTCCAACCACGCGGCGGCCGTCTTCAACACGCTCTCCACTTCGGTTAGCCGCCCGCGCATGAAACTGACGCAGGTCGTAGCCGTCAGTCCCGATCCAAGCAA